TCTGCAAATTTCGAAGAAAGACAGTCACGGCCACCTCTAGGTTCTTTCTTCTATTGTTAACCGAGGCAAAATGTGGCTCGACCCTAGTTAACACATGTTTTTATTTTCTACCTTTAACCCACCCTTCATTTAGATAGGTATCAATCTCTTCTTTTTTAATTTTTTTATTTAAACCATCTTTGGTTATCCAACATGTACCATATTGACTGTTTGTTTCACCAACTCCAGTACCTTTTTTAGTTTCACTCATTTTTTGTTTAGCATCATCAGAATGTGTTTTTCCATTCCAATCATAATTAATCTTTCTTTTTTTAACACCATTGATGAATGCTAGTTTCATAGAATCCGATAACTTTTTCATTGTTATTTTTCTATATTCACTATCTTTTAATTTATCACGTAAAATTTGTTGTGCTAAAACACCACCTTTTTTACATGCTTCTAAACTAACAAACCCTCCAGTTCCACCACACATAAGGTTCATACAGTTGTTATCTAAAACCATATCTTCAGTAATGGCTTTTATTTCTGCTTCAATCAATAATTCACGTGTCTCAAAGAACTCTAAAATCTCTTTATTATGATTATCAACACCATATTTTCTTAATGATGCTCTTAATCGTCTTCCACTTCCCATATAACCATCATCAATGTTACATGTACTGTGCATTCCTATATACCATCTACCAGTAACCAAACAAGTAGTTTTGTATAGGTAATGTATGTTTGCTTTTTTCCTTGCCATATATCTATGTTTTATTATAAATATACGACAAGGTACAAAAAAGTCAAGCGAGCCTTTGATAGGATTCGAACCTACGACCCCTTCATTACAAGTGAAGTGCACTACCAATTGTGCTACAAAGGCATAATTTTTGTTGGAGGGGAGGGATTCGAACCCCCGTACCCTTACGAGAACAGATTTACAGTCTGCCGCCTTTAACCACTCGGCCACCCTCCAATAAATCAAGATAGCATTTTCTGATTCAAATTAAAAGTTTGATAGTTGTAAAATTGCTGAAGCTATCTTTTATTTTTCTTTTACAAATGTATAAACAATTTTTAACATATGCAAGTTTTTTTGTGAAAATTTTCACTTTGTTGTCCCACAAGGGTTCGAACCTCGACTCTTCTGGCTCAAAACCAGACGTGTTGCCAATTACACCATAGGACAATATTAACTTCCCAAAACTTGTTTTTTAAATGGCTTTTGGGAAACCATTATTGTCGAATAGGCTGGATTCGAACCAGCGTGCTCGGCATTCCAAATGCCGCTAGATAAACCGCTCCTATACTACTCGATAATTTACATTCCTACTATTGTATATGTATAACCCAAAATAAACCAATATGTCAAATAACGTTCCTACATTGTAATTTGGTGTAGGTACCAAATAAAAAAACCCGAAGTCATTTCTGAAATCGGGTTTGGAATATCTTGTAATTAAGAATCTTTATTCTTCGTTACTCAACAGATATAACATACCCGATACACTCGGCTTTCCGCCTTGCGTTTGTTTCGGTTGATATGTCGTAAATGTTGTTTTCATAATTTCTCTTTTTTGTATAGCTTTGTGCTACTGTTTTAATTAAATATACTCTTATTGTTAAAAGTTATACAAATGTACGAACTATTTTTACATTTGTCAAGTTTTTTTACAACTTTTTTTAATTATTTTTAATTTTATTTAATTCATCCCTTATTTCAGCAGCTTTTTCGTACTCTTCAGCAGCAATAGCTTCTTCTAATAATTCTTCTAAAGATTTGTGTTCGTCTTCATCAAATGGTGCATCTGACACTTCTAATTTAACAATTTCACCATCTTCAACTTCCCATATTGTTTTTTTAAAATACAATTCATCCTCATTGAAATACTCAACTCTAGATGGTTCACCATATTCATTGTCTATTTTAAATTTTTCATCTTCATCATCTATTTGCTTAGCACTAGATAAAATGTTTATTAATTTAGATAATCCGTCACTAAATTCTTCTCTTGAAGGTTTAGATTTCTTTTTTGGTTCTTCAGAATTCTTTTTATTAAAGAACTCGTCAAATAGTTCATCAAATGTTTTCATTTTTACTTTTTTTTTTAAAAATTTTTCATGTAACCCAATAATCTTGTCTTTAATGAGTTTGATTGGATTCATTTTGTAAAGGTACATAAAAAATCCAAAAAAAACAAATGCTAACGCATACATAATCGCCATAGTCATCCAATAATTTTTTGTTAATAACGTAATACAGTAAACAACAACATCATAACCCAATGGATTAACAAATAATGCTATTGTTACAAATAAGTTTCCTAAAACTCTTTTTTTTAATCTAAAAAATAAGTGCGACAGCAATAAGAACACAAATGCCAATCCATATAGAATGTACATTGTATTCCAATAATCGTTGGTTAACTGCATCAGTTTGAAAACCAGTATGTCGAACCCTAAAGGGTTCAGAAAAGTCGCTATCATGAGGCAAACTGTCCCCACAACTTTTCTGCTTACTGTTACATTCACTATCCATTTTTTTTTAATTAAAAACAACAACCTTAACTCTGCTTAAAAGTTGTTCTTATGAACAAAGTCTTTATTATAAATATCTAATAAAACTAAATATACGTCTTTTTTTAAGATAATTAAAGTTTTTATCGTTAGCATACGCTTCTTTTTCAAATGAAACATTATAATACCCCTTTCTATAATACTCAATAAGATACCAAATATAGAATGGTATAATTAACATTTCGATTTGTTGTCTTAGGTGAATCCTTTCATGGTTTATCAACTCTGGCGTTGCTACCACTTTGCTATTCAATATAACAAAAGGGTAGAACGCCATAGCTGCTGGTAATTGACCACCACCTAAAAAGAATGTCAAGAACCTTAAAAACCTATCACTTACTATTATCATCTTCAAAATTGTTTTGATAAACCCATATATGATTATATAAGTTTAATATTGTTAATTCTAATTGAAAAGATGGTGAATGTTCACTCTTATATCTGTCTAAATTACATTTAAACTCAAAGAATGTAATACCATCTTTAAAATCTCTAATACGACCAAACAACTGTATCTCATAGAAGAGATTTTTAAACAATCTTAATTGACCATGTGCAATTAGACCTAATTTACCAAAAAAATTTATCATTGTTATGATTTTAATAATATTTCTTTTATGTCAGCAACCACTTTTCTATGACCCTCACCATATGGTGTCCAAGCTAATCCCATTTTCTTTAAATCATAGTGTTTTAAGACTGTTGAATATTCAGTTGTACCCTCTGGGTTACCAATAATATAAATACTATCAGCCAATTCAGCAGCCAATCTGATATCGTGTGTTGAAAATATGATTGTGTTATATTCGTCAGCATCCAAAATCTTTTGGAAAGATGTTTTAACTTTCTCAATGTTTCCAACGTCCAATCCAGAGAATGGTTCATCCAAAATCATAAAATGTTTAGATGATAACATTTGCTCAATGATTGCAGTTCTTTGTCTTTGACCACCAGATAACTCACATGAGTATTTATTTTTGTGTTCTAATAAACCCCATTCAGTTAAAAACTCAGTAATCAACTTATCTTTCTCTTGTTTTGTCGTTTTACTTTTTCTTAATGCATATTGACAAATCTGATATACTGTTTTATGTCTGAACAAAGTGTATTTTTGGTCAACAAACCCTACATCACCTTCAGCCAATATTTTTGCATCATCTGCAACTTCTGTAGCCATATCACTTATCAAAATCTGTCCAGACATTGGTTTAACCAATCCAGTTAACGCTTTGAACAATGTAGATTTACCTCTACCAGAACGACCTAACACCGCAATTGTTTGTCCAGTGGAATCGTGACCATCTCTTACTATATTTTTCTCAATGATTGAAACATCTTTAAGAATTGTTTTTCCTTCATACCCAACGCTAATCTTATCAACGTATAATATTGTATCTAATTCTCTATAACTCATGTCTTAATAATTTGAATATCTGAATATTAATTTACGTAATTTAGTGATGATAAAGTCCAATGATAACCCTACAACTACAATTATAATTTGTAATGCAATTACTCTACCATTGTCACCTAACTTGTCACTATTTTTGATTAAGAATCCCATACCACCAGCTGCTGCTAATATAGACTCAACAGTTACAAGCATCATCCATACAATTGCTAAGTTTTGTCTTACCAACTCTAACACGTAATCTAATCTACCTTTTATAACTACTTCCCATAGAATTTCCCAACGATTGCATCCTAGCGTTTTTGCATGGTCCAATTCTTCTTTGGGGATGTCTTGTATCATTTGAATAAGAGAAGTCGTTAGAAACGTTGTCATGAACACTACAAGCACCCATACTTGAAGACTTCTAGCATCGTTAATAATGATAGCTAAATAAAAAGCAATACCAGTCAATGGAAGATATCTTAATTTAGATATAAATGTACCTACTGGCTTCATAATTGGAATTGCTGTTGAATATGCAATGACCAATGAGATAATCACTGATAAGAAGACAGCATGTGCACATAACGCTATTGAACTAACAATGTGAACTACTAATCCTTCAGCCCATAAATCACCAAACCCATGAATAACTTGTGTTGGTGTAGGGAACATATGTGATGTTCCAAACATGTTCAAAGTCCAAAATGTAAGTATTGCTATTAGCCAACCTAACATGATTGTACCTCTTGATGTACTTTTAAGTTCTTGAAACGGTTTAATTAAATTTTTCATATTTTTATTTTTAATGGTTAAAAAAAATCCCTAACTAAGTTAGGGACTTTAATTTAAATAATGTTAGATTATTGTAATAATGTAATCTCTACACGTCTGTTTTTCG